TAGCGCGTCTTCAACGTCGCGCCGCGTCACAATCTCTGGCAGGTACTGAATCTCAATCTCAACCGACCACGCGTCAAACCGTGGCCGCGTCCGCATAATCTTGCTCGTGCCAATCTTTGCGGGGCGCGTGTACTGATAGCGCCCGTCAAGAAAACAGCGCTTGGTTGTAGCTGGCTTGCCGTCCACGCGCAACTGGAACATTCCGTCGCAAAACACGCCAGCCTTGAATGCCGCCACCTCTTTCCGGCCAGCGCTCTGAACTAAGCACCGCGTCAGCATCTCACCATCAATGCAGATCGGCGAATCGTTCTCAAGCACGACCTTGTTTCCGTCGCGCCGAAAAATAATTGGCTCGGTCGTATAAAGACCGCCAAGCCATTCAATCGCTGCCAGCGCGTCAAATGCCGCGTCGCTCTTGGCTTTCTTGTATGCCTTCTGCGCCGAGTCAATTTCGCGCGTGAAGACGTTTCGCGGGTCGACTAAATGCCCATTGTGCAGAAGAATGGGCGCTTTGCCTGTCAGTGTCGCCTTAATTGTTTCCATGATGTCCTCGTTGTTAAATCGGTACTACCCTTGCCATGCCCCGCCTAGCCCGGCCCTGCCCCGCCGATCCCTGCCCGCAAATGCCTCTCGCGTGAAAACCATTTGCGGGCACGGCCCGCACTGCGCTACTACCCCTGCCCTGCCTGGCCACGCCGAGCATTGCTCAGCGATGCCACGCAATTTTTAGAACGGCACGTCTTGATCGCCAATCGCCGCGAACGGCGACGGCCCCGCTTCCACTTCCCGCGCCGCCGATCCACCGCCACGCGGGAACAGGCCGTTCAGCCGCACGCCGTACTTCTCCTGCTCCTCGGCCACGACCGACGCCTGCGCGTCAGCCAGTCGCGCATTCAGCTTCCGCAGCCAGTCGCCGCCGGTGAGGTCGGCCTCGGTTGCGCCCAATGCTTCGAGACGCTTGCGCGTGTTTCCGAGCGACTTAGGCGTGAGGAACAGATTCGTGCTGCCCTGCGAGTCGTCGGCGAATCGCACTACGACCTCAAGCGCCTGCGTGCCGTTCTGCCCGAGTTCGACCTTTCGCAGTCCGACGATGCGAACGTCGTACCAGGTTTTGTCCTGTAGGCTTTGCGCGATCATTCAGCGGCCCCCTTGATCTCTGCCAGCTTGTCGGCCAATACGGTGGCGGCTCCCATGCGGGATTCGGTCTCCTCAACCACCGACTGAATCAGCGAGTCGCTGGTATCCACTGCCGCCCCGCCCGCGACCTCGGATGCGTGGAACGCGTGGAATCGTGACAGCATGCGCGCGAACAGCATCTCGTGGCCGAACTGGTCATAGGTACCGGGCTTGTTGTCCTTCCCCCGCGAACGCGCCACCAGACCGCTCCGCGTCGCGTCGTCGAGCGTGTACCGCATCCGCAGCGGTTTGCCAGCTTCGTCGGTCATGGGCTCGCTCATGAAATAGAAGGCATATTCGCTTGCCTTCTCCGTGTGCTCGACGACCTTCCAGTTGTACCCGCCGCGCCGCAGCAAAACCGCGCGGCCCTTGTAATGGAGCGCCGGAATCAGCATCCCGCCCTGCGGGATCAAGTGAATGAACTGAAGCGACTGCGCCTCGTTGAATCCGTAGTCGCGACCATACATATACTTCAGCTCGATCTGCGGCGCCGGGATGCCCAGCGCCTGCGCCCGCCTCCCCGCCTCGAAGGCGTCGATCCGCAATTGATCGGCGCGGCTCTTGAGGGTCGCGTCGGTGATGTCATCCAGTAGCGACCGCTTCGGCTGCTCCGGCGCGGCAGCAGGTTGCGCCGCCTGGATCTGTTCTGTGAGTGTGCTCATTTATTACTCCTTTTCCCCGTCACGCCGGGAACACGCGGAACGGACGGCTCACGCTCGGCTTCACGACCTTCGCGTAGATGTCCGGGTAAAATTTCTTCAACGCAACGGTATCCACCCGCTGCGAAACCTGCGGCTTGAACGAAATCCGGTACCCCGGCGCCACCCCGCCTGGTGCGTCCCCGATCATGGCCGCCGCGTCGGCCTTCAGCGCCTCCATGGCCTCCTCGGCCTCGTCGCGAACGTCGCGCAGGGCGAGATACTCGGCGGCGATACTGCCAAGGCCCGCGATGGTCTCGGCGTCCTCGTCCACGTCGACACGCTCGAGTAAGGCCGCGCCTTGACACGAGTGACGGTACTCGCACTTCCCACACCGCTTGTCGGTCGCCGGCAGACGATCTGGCTCCCCGCAGCCGCCGACCATGGCCCAAAATTGAACCGCCATCTCGCGCACCAATTCGTAGGCCGCCGGATCAAACGCGACCTCAAACGTCTCGAACCGCCAGTTGCTCGGTTCCAGCACCGCGAACGCGCCCCACCGATACCCGCTGAGACCCATATACCACTGGATCTGCAACTGGTAGCTGATCGGTAATCCGTCGCGCATGAACGCCCGGAACGCCCGTTCGTTGGCGGTTTTGCACTCGAGCACGCCGGGCCCGCGCTCGTCGCCAACGATCATCCTATCCATGGCCCCAGCTTGCCAGTCCTCCTCACCAAAGCGTGAACCAGTGCGGCGAACTTTCCGGCCCGTGCGCTCCTGGTACTCCTCGACGATCAATGGCTCAAGCTTGGTGCCGCGGATCAGGTGGCCGCGGAACTCAACCTCGTAGTCGGGCTGGATGCCGCGCTTCTGATACCACAACTTGCGGGCGCAGCCGTAGGGCGGGGCGTTGACGATGTGGCCTAGGTCGCTGCCGCCGATGAATCTAGTCCTGTCCATATTCCTCCTCGTTTCATTTGCCCCCGGCTGCTCAACCGGGGGCTCAGTAGTCGGGTCGTTTACCACTTGGTGTTTTTCTTTGTGGGGTTCCTCCTGATTAAAATACCGTCCATGGGACGGCTGGCAGTGACGCCAAGGGACCGGCCAGCGGAATCCACGCCGCCTCTCGTCCGGGTATAATCCGACTTTGAGATCTGGCCGGCCACCTCGCGCCACTGTTTTTCTTGCGCCACCTTGGCCGCGCCGATGGCGATGTAGTGGTCAATCATCGCCCGTGCTGTTTCGAATGAATCCATGTTGCCCTCCAAACACAAATCGGCCGCCCACCCGTGAAGACAGGCGGCCATGCTCAACCCAAGGAGTGCGCCCTTGCGGGCCTCGTAGGCCTGTCGGCCTCACCGAACGCCGCACGCGGCGTTCAGCGCGACAGACAGGTGTAGATGTAAACCGCAAGTGCCCAATTGAGCACCACCGATAAACTCAGGCCGACAATCAGCGCATCTTTGCCGCGCCGTTCGCGCCGTATCAAACGCTGGTGGACCTCCGGGCGAATCACTGGCCTGCCTCCGAGTGCGCGTCGTGCCAAGCGCGGAACATCAGGTAGCCAACCGCCGCCAATCGCACATACAGATGGCCGATGTCGGCCGCCAGCATCACGCCGGTGGCCACCATTACGGCCACGTGCAACGCGTTCAGCGCGGCAGTCACGCCCGCACCTCATCCAGCGCCGGGACCGACGCGCCCAGCCACTTCAGAACAATCAGCCGCGCCATGGCGGTCGGCGTAAGCCCGAGGGCGCGGCCAGCAGCAATTAGCTCGCCGTGCGCCTCGGGACTCAGCTTGATGAGTACGTTTCTCTTCTGCATGGTTAGAATTTAGCACAAGCTTCTAACCACAGCGCAACTGTTTTAGTATTAAAATTTATTCAGGCGGAATGCTAGAACAACGCCGTCCATGCGTAGGCGTCCGCGGCATCCTTGCGGCAAATCCGCAGCGTGTCCGCCACTCCTGCGCCGCCCTGAACCATCACCACGTATCCCCGCGTCGTGCTATTGCATGTCGCCTCTGTGCCGGCGCCCCAGATGTGCACCACCGCCTGCACGTTAACGGCGGCCTCCCACGCCGTACCGTTCCACCGAATGCCCTGGCCGACCGTGGCGCTGTTCTGGTTCAACTGCGCCAGATTAAATTTCACGGTCGGCGTCGGCACGGTCGTGCTGCGGATCGCGCGGATGGTCGTCGCGCCTGTCGGCACCACCCAGGTCTCCTTCCACCCCGTGCCGCTTGACGGCGCAAAGGTGGCAGTGTACGAGGTGCCGCCCGGCGTGATCTGGTCGTTGGCGTACAGTGTCAGCGAGAAGGCGCCTGCGGTAACCGTCACGGTCTGCGTCCAACCGGAGAGGGTCACGTTGCCAGAATAAAGCGGCTGCGCCAGTGCGGGCGAGTTCAGCGATACCGTGACCGTGCCGCCGAAGGTGCCGCCGAATGGCGTCGTGATCGTGTCGCTGATGGTGGCCGTCTGCGCGAAGGCGGATGCGGCGAAAAGAAATGGGAGTAGGTGTCTCATGTGGCTGGCCTGTAGCTGATGTCTAGCGTGACTGCGTTTCGTTCCCGGCGCGGCGTCATCTCGAGCCACCAGCCGCCCAACGGGCGTGCTGCGCGGCCCTTCTCTATATGGTATCCTTTGCCGCCGCGTTCCTCGGCCTTGTATGTCCCGCTGCGAAGGAACACCTGATTCCGCTGCACGACGCGCCCGAGGTTGTTCAGGCCGGTCATGACGTTTTCGTCCGCGTTGCGGCGGTGAATGTGTCCGCTGATGTAAATGTCGGCGTCATACTGCCCGCGCGTCCGCGACTGGTCGATCATGCCGCGAGTAACCTCGCCGCCGCCGCCGTAGCCGTGGTGATAGTGAAGGACCGTGCTGGTCTGGTGCTTGTTGCCGAGGTCGAACCGGAAGCGGACGAAACCCGTAAAAGGCATATGCAGCGCGGGCGAGCCAACCATGCGGAGGTTGTGGACGAGGCGCTCGGCTAGGTCGGTCTGGTGGTGCTGCAGGATCGAGGCCTCGTGGTTGCCGTCGCTCACCACGGCGATCTGCTTGGCGTAGGGCATATACAGGCCCGTGTGCCAAGAGACCAGCTTGTCGAAGTAATTTCCACCGCGCATCTCGGGCCTCAGCGCGGCCTCTGACTTGCGCCGATCCCACTTGCCTTCCATGGCGCAGAACGTGTCCCCGAACTTCAGGATGGGCGCGTTCAGTTCGCGGGCCTCGTCATGGTGCCGCTTGAGTAGCGCCAGGTCGGAATGCGCGTTGTCGGCGTGTTCGTCGGCCATAAGCAGGACCGTAACCTTTTCCGAGGGCGAGACCTCGAAAAGTATCTCGGCCGCTTGCGAATCCAGCCTCGACACGTTCCAGTTCATTATTCTTTCTCTTGTAACTGCGCCAATACTTTAGTCAACTTGGCGGGGATCGGCAGGCCCGCTTTGCCGGCGTTTTCGGCGATCGAGATAAGTTCCGTTAAACAGAACCACCCGGCCACGTACGCGGACAGCTCGACCGGCATCGGCTGCACGCTCTCGGCGATCTTTAATGCCACCACCAAAAGCAGCGCGATCGCCTTTTTAACGAATCCTTTTCGGGATGCGTCGGACGACACCGCGCCATCGCTCCAGGCCAGCAGGAAACCCGTCGCGAAATCCGCCACCTGCAGACCAATCAGTCCCCAGAAAAGCACAGGCATCGATGCCACCACCCCCAGCAGCGCGCCCGGCAGCGCCACGATCAGCTTTTTCACGACGGCTTCACTCCGACGGACTTTTCAATCGACACGAAAAACTGCATCAGGTGCGCC